AATATAAATATAATAATTTTGACCGACCTGAAAGGCGGCTCCGGTGTCAAGCAGGGAGGCGGCGGCGGTGTCAATCGCCCCGCGGTTTACAACTTGCCGCCATGTTTGCCCGTCAAACACGTCAAAACCGCACCCGTCCGCAAGCACGAGGCGGTCAACGGCATACGCGAAAGGGTCGCGCTTTGACAAAAAGTTATTTCCCGCGGCTTTGAAGTTTCCGCTTTCGGGAATTGTCGCTACTGTTGCGTCATCAATCAAATCTTTGAATACTTTTAAGCTCATACAAGCCCTCCTATAAGCTCGTCAATTTCCGTATCGGTGAAACCGAGCTTTATTTTTTCACAGCCGGGGTCGGCGACCGCGTGGAAGTCCTCCGGCGTTTGGTCTTCGCTATTCTTGCTTTCCGCGCTTTTTTTCAAAACAAGAATAGTTGAATTTTGCTTGAGTGATAAAAGCCGAGCGCGCATTTCGGCTTTTCCGTCCCCGCTTGATTTTGCGTAATTTACCGCGTTTAACCAATCGGCTTTTGTACTTAATTGTTTTGGCATACCTACCATAAATTAAGCCTCCTTGACTTGCAAATTTATTTTCATGGACGCAAAGCCGCCCCATGACTCACCGCCTAAAATGCGCGAGGTACTCCACTTGCCCTCGCCCCATTTTTCAACACCCCATTTTTTGCCTGAAATAAAAACGGAACCGGCTCCCCATTTTCCTATACCCCATTTTTTCATAGGAGTACCGCCCGTGAGTTTTCCATTTAACAGCCTTTGCGGGAATATGTGCAATCCGTCCGGTTGCACATCGTAAGGAAAGGAAATATAGTCCTTGTACTCCGTATAATTTCCATGAGCCGTGATAAATACAACAAACCTTTTTTCGGGCGTGTATTGTATGCCTAGCTCAAGCCACGGAATAACCGTTTCAATGCCGGAAATATCTTTTACAAAAAATCCCGCGGTCGCGGCGGCTTGGTAGTATTCAGGCGGCTTTCCACCTAGCAGGGCGGCGTCTAATCCGCTCCCTATGCCGTCAACGGTTAAAAGCCGGACGAGTATGTATTCCGCCGTTACTTGCGCCGCTGTTCGGTTGTTCATAATTGTTTTAAGCGCGTTCAGTATATCGGATGCGCCAACGCGGTCGGGGTTTCCGCTCACCTGAAAACCACCGCGCGCCTCAACAATCGCCGCTTGGTGAAACCCGTTGACGTCATTCATCCAGTTTGCTTTATACGGAGTGCCGTCCTCGGACTCGCCGCTTGTTGTGTCAATAGCCTTTCCACCGGGGTATGTCGGGTCGCTATTGTCGAAATAATCCGTGTATGCCGCGTTTATTCTAATCATAAAGCCGCCTCCTCGCTTTCTTGCCAGTCTATAAATACAATAGCCGTGCTTTGCACGGGCTTTATTTTCAAAATGATATATTCAACATAATTGCGCCAAACAGCGTCAAGGATTATAGGCTCGATATAAAGTATTTGCCCGCGGTTGTTTCGGACGGCGCTCTTGCAAATGAAAAAGCAAAACTCCCAATAATCGGTATCAAAAGGAATGTTATAATCAGAGGTCGCGTCATTTTGAATGATAGTGGGTGTAAAGCCGAGGTTTCCGCGGCGGTAATTGCAAACGGCTTTACGGTTTCCGCACCTCATTGACCTATGCCCATTTACGCATAACTCTACAATGCTTGAGTGCCGCGGGTTTGATGTTGGGACGTTTTCAATTACCCTTATGCCGCGGTCGATACATTGTAAAACGTCCTGTAGGAATTGAGCCGATTGCCCGCCGCGTATGATTTTCCACATGGAGTCTATAATTTCACGGCGTTTTTCATATTCCCGCTTTGTAAAAAATAATGCAAATACTTTTTCCCATTTTTCGGGAAAGCGCGTTGTATCGGGAAATAAGTCAAAATATACAAGCTCGCCCTCTTTGCGGACGTTTTCCGGTAATTCACATAACGCTTTTACAAGTTTGTATTTTTTATTTTCTACAAATAATTGAAAAGCGCGGCTTTGCGGAAAAAGCGCTTTGACAGCTTCAAAGAATTTACTCATGCAAGCCCCCATTCAAATACAGGCGGTTTAATTTTGCAAGCTCGCCCATGCCGAGGGTGTAGGTTGTAATAAAAGCCCCGTCAAGGCGGAGCGTGATACTGCCAAACTCGGCTTTGATTGTTATGGAGCTTTGGTCGGTAACGCTTGCGATATTGTTTCTTGAAACAATATTTGTTTTGTTATTATCGTCCGAAAGCCCGCGGATATAGGACTCACGGCCTAAAAAATAATTTTCAATAACGGGGTGTACCGCGTTTCCAAAATCAGTTATTGGCACACCTATGATGCCGTCAATATATACGTCAAAAGATTTTATAATAACGGGTTTTATGTTTCTGTATGTTTCGTCAAAGCCGGGGTCAATAACAGCCGTGAGCGGCTTGCGTGTTGCTTTTCCGGTTTCGGGGTCGAAAGTACAGGCGCGCCCGACTTGCCTTAAAAGGTCGCTGGTAGGTATACGGTCGGGAAATATCGAGGGTATGCCCGCAACATAAATAATAACGCCGCTCGGCGTTTCAACGTCTTTGCAAGGGTATGTATTTAACACGCCTAAAACATCGCTTGACCAGCGCCGATAATCAGAAAGCGCGCCGCCCATAGGCGGGCTCCTGAAACGGCTCACCACGCGGGCGCGGTATTCCGTTTCTGTTTCGTCCTCTATGGCATAAGAAATTACCTCGTCCACTATCGCGGCATTTTGCACAATGCCGAGCGGTGAAACAAAATTTATTATATCGCCCGCCTCAAGGTTTCCCGCGGTTCCGTTATCCGCGCATATAACGGGTATAAGCTCGGTCGGGTGTTCTAATGTTATGCCGTCCTCGGTTATATACAGCTTTCCGGTTATGTCGCTTTTTAATTGCGTCCCCGCAACAAGCGGAGCGCCGGGGTGCGTTACGGTGACTTTAATTGAGCCTTTCCATTGCGTACCATTTCGCGGCTCGCCTACTCCTATTAAAATGCCCCATTTAACAAGCGGGCGGACGCGCCTCCCTAAAATGTTTACCTCGCCCCAGTAGGCGGTTTCGGGGAATAACTGTAAAAAGAGCCAGCCTATCTGTTTATGGAGCGTCACGTATACAGCCGCGAAAACGGTGGAAATAACTTTAATAAATGATTTCGCCAATATGCGAAATGTTTTATTAAACTTGTCTTGAAAAGAATTTATAAGCAATTCCCTTATTTCGCCGATTGTTTTATTTTCAAATGCCATTTTTATACACCCCCGCTTGCCATAAAAGAGTAAAAGTGTTTTTATAAACACTTTCTTTTTTTGACAGTATGTTTACGGTTAAAGCAAATTTATTGCGCGTTACGGCTTGCCCGGTAATAATTATTTTATCTCCTATGCCCTCGTCAACTACCCATTTTAAGTCAAGCTCCGCGGCGGTTTCCGCCCTTTGTATATTTTTAGTTGTCATGGGCGAGCCAAAAATAATTGCCTGAAAACGTGATACAAGTTTTTCACTTTCGGAAATGCCCGCGAGCGTATTGCCCCACCATGTAAATTTATTTTTTACTTTCCCGTTGTCGTCTTTATTTCCGCCAAAAAGAGAAAGATATACGGCGGTGTTAAACGACCTATCACTTACAAATAAATCATTTTCAATTTGAATATCACCGCCGTCCGGCGTGTCCTCTAACAAGAGGTCGCCTTCAAAAATCTGTATGCTGTTCATGTTACTTTCCCCGTCCCTGTTGTTTGACCAGCTTGCGAAACCGCCGTCCCTTCCGTTTTAACCGGAATACCCGCCGGAATAACCGCGTTTGTAACTATGTGGCTGACTATTGCCGTCCCTATCTTTTGCCACAACTTTAATACTTCCGCCTGTACTTCCGGCGGCGCGCCGGAGTGTATAATGGCCGCCGTTATTTCTTTGCCGAGTTGGTTTCCGTCCATTGCCATATTAAGTGCCCTCCGCCTTGTTACCAGCAACGGGCGCGCCCGTTACATAACAATATTTGCACCCGCACAACGCCCCTTGCCCTGTAGGAGCTACGGTTCCGCCACATTCAAAGGAGCCGCCCGTTGCTTTTGCTTTTCCGTTGATTTCAACGTCACTCCCCTTGACTAATGCTTTTGTTTTTGCCTCCATTGTTGTATTTTCCGCTTTTGTGATAAAATCTTTTTTTGCGGTTTGTTCTATGTTTTCGTCCGCGGTTGTTATGTGATTTTTCTTTGTCGTTTCTGAAATATCACCGTCCGCCTCGGTTAAAACCCTGCCGTCATTTAACATTGATATTTTTGCTACTATTTCCGCCTCGTCAAGTTTTTTATTGTTACGCGCAAAAAATATCTTTTCCCCCGGTTTCGCGCCTTGCGATTGCGTGAGTACCGCAAGGGCGGTATATTTGCCAGTGCCGTCAACTTTTACCAGTATGAGGCGCTCGTCATCAAGCGGGACGGAGTCCTCGCCCGCGCTGTTGTATAAAAGCGCGTTGCGGTTGTCGTCCTTGCGGGCTTCAAATACGAGCTTTACAAATTTTTCTATCTCCTCGCCGATTTTACGGCCTATAAAATTGATACCTATTCCCACGGAAACTCCTCCGGTATTTCTCCAGTATAAGCGCCCGGCAAAACAAGGGTGAGCGTTGCGGTTTTCCCTTCAATGGTTCGCGTTAGCTTTACATTGCGCGCGATAAATGTTGTTTCTTTATTTACCAGCGCCGAGGGCGCGGAAACGCAAACGCTCATACCTTTCTGAAATACCTCGTTATTTTCATTGACGTGGTTTTCACAATTCAATTCATAGCTCACGCAATCGGCAAACATTCTACCCGCGTGGGCTTTGACCGCGTTTTCTAAATCGCTCAATGTTTCGGAGTCTTCAATGGTTAATGAGTGGTGGCGTATTATTCCCTTGTTTATCAAATACTTATTTTCAAAGGTGTACGCTAAAGACGGATATTCCGCGTCCGTTTTTCCAAAACCTGTAATGTGGCTGTAAAAATCTTGAGCCTTAAACTTTGGCTTTATTGATATGAGCGGCGATTTTCCCTCAACGAAAGAAACAAATGTTTTTTCAGTTTTATGGTTAAAAAATAAGAGTTGTCCTTTTTCATTATTCGTAAATAATAAATTGCGTTGCTTTGCGAGGCGCGATAGGAAGTCAAGTATTTTATCGGTCGGCTCTATTGACACCTCGGTAAAATCAGGCCCCACCTCGCCGTCAAAAATTACGGGTATGCTATACGGGTCACACGCCGCGTCCGCAATCCCTTTCATGTTTATTCCCATACATTGCAAAGGGTAATTTGTGGGCGGAACCATACAGTCATTTAACACGCCGCAAATGGGGTATCCCTGTAGGGTGATTTCACTTGACTGGTCGGTTAGTTCGGGGTCGGGTGTCAATAACGTGCCTTTGAAAACTAAAACGTCATTATAAAATACTTCGCATAACTTGTAAGCAAAGGGAGTAATAATCTCTTGCAATTCTTTTATATTTGTGTCATACGGAGCCGAAAAAGAAAATTTGTCAAAGCTGTCATGGGATAATTCTAGCGCATAACCTGTAAAGCCTGTAAACTTTTTATTGTCAATTACGATTGACACGTCCTGCTCTTTGTCGCTCAATACAATGGGCGTTTTTGTGGCGGCGCTGGAGGGTCTTGTTTCCGTTTGGTCTTCCGGTATAATAAGCATATCACCGGGGTATATATACGGCGAGCCGTCAACGGCTTTGCGGCGGGTTGCTAATTGTGAATTTGCGCTTACTATTTTATTCCACTTGCTTGAGCTTCCAAAATAGCGCACCGCTATTGAGCCGAGGGTGTCTCCCTGTTGGACGTTATGCGCTCTTGACATAGTAAGACACCTTTTTGCCCATTGGCAATAATTCAATTTCGTCAATGTTAAAATTATTTTCAATGATAAAATCGTCCAGAAAATCAGTTGAGCCGTAAAGCTCGGCGCATAATTCCACTACCTGCCTGTCGCGGTCAAGGGTTATTGTCTTTTGCATGGGGAGCGCAAAAGAGGCGTTCAAAATAAGTTGTATGCTTGAATAAACAAGCTCGGCGAGCGCGATATGCGCCGTGGGAGCGGCGTCAATAAAAGTGTTTTGCGCTATTTTAGTGTCCTGAAACTCCGTGGCCGTTTCAAAGAAAACGGCGACTTGGCTTGCCGCCTCGACCGCCTCCTCTCGGCTCGCGGTTCCCGCGCTTATGCTTGCCGCCTCGGAGCCCGCGCCGCTCATGCTTCTATTGGCTGTAGCGGGCGCGGAGGCGCTTGCCGTATTTATAGAGGCTTTTGACGCTGGTTTCACGCCCGCGGGCGTGGCTCCGGTCAACGCGGCAATTTCCGCAACGGAAAGCGCCGAGCCGGACGCTATTGCCGCGCAAGCCCCTGTAAGCGCGAGGCTTGCCGTGGCATAGGCGGCTTTCATTTTTTCAATGCCAAAGGGGTCGTTCTTAAATTGGTTTATTAAATTTGCCGTTAAAGTGGAATAGCCTTTTATTTTTTCCGCGAGGGAAACGGCGAGCGTTGACGGCAATTTCATAAGGCGGAGCGTGAGCCGCCCGATGTTTAACGCTTTGACATATACGCTCTCTACCTTTCCGGCGATATTCAAGCCTTTTTGATAAAGATTTTTTATGTTGTTTTTCAATTCCTTTGCGGAGGCAA